CGCCGGCGGCCCGGTGTATTTCAGCTCCGGCAGCGTGTCCGGTACTGACAGCTCCGGCACCCGCAAGAAGGTGGGCTATGCGCTGGCTGTCGCTGCTCAGGCGGCGACGACAGTGCGGGTGTTGCTTGACAACTGATCACAACGGCCCCGGTACGCCGGGGCTTCAATCTTTCCATTGAGGACACCATGGGCGCGGCAGTTGGATTCATCGGCAGGGACGGCCAGGGCCGGACTGTTGGAGCGGTCGATCCGCTGCCCACCGAACCCCTGGGCATCCCCGGCGTAGCCCGTCAGCTGGCGGCTGGGGCCTCCAGCGCGAACACGGCGCTGACCAGCACCTGCCGGCGGATCTCGATTCGCGCCGTGGGCGCTGACATTCGCTACGCCATCGGCAGCAGCAGCCAGACGGCCAGCGCCACGTCGCACCTGATCGGCATCGGCGAGCGGCTGGATGTGGCGGTGCCTGCCACGCCAAACATCGCGGTGATCAGGGGCGGGACGACGAACGGCACGCTGGAGCTGACGGAGCTGCTCTGATGAGGCTCCACGCGACACGGCGAGCGGCGATTGCGCAGGGTCGCGGGCTGGGCAATCCGCTGTGGGACCTGGCTGGTGTGCCGGCGTCACTGGACCAGCGCTTCGCTGAGTCGAAGTCGCTGGTTGATGCGGTCAGCGGCCAGAACCTGATCACGTTCACCAGGGCGAGCACTGGGACGTTTGTTGATTCTGATGGGGTGATCCGCAGCGCCGGGAATGACGTGGCGAGTTTCGAGCATCACCCAACGACGGGCGAGTGCCTGGGGTTGCTGCCCGAGGAGCAGAGGCAGAATTTGTTGGTAAGGAGTGAGGAGTTTGATAATGCGAGCTGGGTAAAAATCAACGCCTCAGCAAGTGCTAATGCCACCACGGCCCCAGATGGCCTGACTACTGCTGACAAAATTGTTGAGAACACTGCCGCCAATGTCGTTCATATTGCAGCCAATGAGACTGCTTCAGTTGTAAGTGGAACGGCATACACTCTCTCAGTCTTCCTGAAAGCAGCGGAGCGCTCATGGGTATTTGTGTTGGGCTCTGGCACCCCATTTGGTACAAATGGTTTTTACGTCAACCTTGCCACTGGAGCACTGGGGTCAGTAACTGGTACACCTAGTAACGTCACAGTACAGGCACGAGCTAATGGCTGGTATAGGGTTTCAATGACTCTTACAGCAGGTTCAAGCGGTTCTGCTGGTTTGCAGGTAAGACCTGCCACCGGAGATGGTGGCCAGTCTTATACCGGAGACGGCGCCTCCGGCCTCTTCCTCTGGGGCGCCCAACTAGAAGCCGGCTCCTTCCCCACGTCGTACATCCCCACCACCGGCACCGCCGCGACGCGCACGGCCAGCCTCGCGGACGTTATAAACCAAGCCATTGCCAATAATATCCGCACGCTGTTCCTGGAGTTCCGCAGTCCTGCCAGCGGTACCAGAGGCGTTGTCAGCTTGAACGACAACACCGCAAACGAACGCGCAGCGGTGATCACCAGCGGCACCGACCCGCGACTGGTGGTGCATGACGGTGGTGTAGAGCAGGCCAACATCAACGGCGGCACAGTGACGGCCAATCAGCGCACACGCATCGCAGTGCGAATCAACGCCAATGATTTTGCCATCAGCATCAATGGCGGCACGGTGGTGACTGACACCAGCGGCACACTGCCCACCGTTGATCGTTTGATGCTGGGCCGCACGCAGGCCGGTGAGTATCTCAATGCCCCGCTGGCCCGAGTGACCGGCTGGACCCAGTTGTTGCCGGATTCAACACTGCAGGAGCTGGCCCGATGAGCTTCTACTGTTTCCGCTTCCCCACCCGCCAACAGTTCCGCACCCTAGCTGCAGCGCAGGGCCTGATTGATGCTGACGGCAACCTGATCACCAGCAGTCACACCCATGCCCTCGATGAGGTTGGCACCATCCACGAAGGCGGCACCTACACCACCGAAGGTGAAGTGATCACCCCGCCCACCGCGCTCTCCGGCTGGCACGTCAACACCATCGGCCTAGCCCCTGAGGCATGGGACCAGTATCTGGTGGTGGTGAACTCCCCCGCCCGAATCTTCCTCGGCGGTGCCGCCCAGGCTCCTGATTCCGCAACCCTGGAGGCCATGAATCAATGACCAATCCATATCTCCGCGCAGCCCAAAAATTCCCCGCCCTCCGCCAGCAGGCCGCCGAGCGCCTCGGCAAGCGCCCCGGCCACGCAGGTCGCCCGATCATCCCCGAGGTGGTCGAGGATCGCCCCGGCAAGCCAGCAGCGCTTGGCAGGAAGCCCGAGCCCGCGCAGGATGCCGTGATAGTGCGCCGAGCCAAGGACCGCAAAGGCCGGTTCATAGCGGACGATCCCCGCACTCCTGAGGATGAGGCATGGGAAGAGCTGTCTTGACCTCGCTGATGATCGTCACCGCGCCGATAGTGGTGTCGGGATTTGCTGCGGCGCTGCAAGCTCCAGTCTGGGTTGCAGCGATTGCACTACTACCGGCCTATGCCGTGCTGGCTGAGTTCATCCAGCCGTAAAAACGCCGGTAAACTATAGACAACACCGCCGATCACGCCATGGCTGTTGAAACCCGCGCAGCATGGATGATCGGCACCTATCGCAACGTCGTCCTCGCGCCGAGTCCACCAAATGGCCCGACTGCGCAGAAGTTCGGCTGGGCTGATGTTCTAGCCCGGCTCGCGCTGAACCCTGCTGATCCCGCGCCGATTGCCCGATTCATGGCGCTGCTGACCAGCACGCAGTATCGGTTCAATGAGTCGTTCATGCCTGCTGGCGCGGGCTGGATCCTCTGCAAGCACTGGGACCGCTTCACGCCGGAGCAACGGGCCACGCTGGTGGCCAAGCTGAAAACAATCAGCGGCCTGCTCAGTCATGGCACTGAAAACCATTTCCTGATCAAGTACGTCGGCGCCTCGCTATTCGCCCAGCTCTGGCCCAGCGAAACGGGTTGGTATGACGCGATTACCAAACGGCGCATGTCAAGCGCTGAGTTTGGCGCTGTCGTGAAACAACGCCTGCTGGTGACGCTGAGCAGCTATTTCGACAAGGCATACAACGAACACCTCTCCCCGAACTACCTGCCGGTCCATCTCTACCCGCTGCACGCGCTCTACAACTGCTCCACCGATCCCGAGCTCAAGGCTGCCGCTGATGCCGTGCTCACCTATCACGCCGCAGACATGGCGGCTAACTTCTTTCACGGCAACACCATCGCGCCATTCAACCGGCCTGGCCCCTACCGGAACATCGACCCGCAGCGCAACACGATCCTCAACACCCACCTCAAGGCGCTGTACTGGCTGTATTGGGCTGAGCTGATGCCCGTGAGCGACACCCCGCCGATGCGGTTCCCGTCGCTGAACTCGTTTGAGGAGGCCCGCCACTTCGCCGTGTGCGCTGCCATCTCCGCCTGGCGCCCGCCTGCGGTGCTGACTGATCTGGCCGCTGGTGCTGGCGTGCCGTTCACCCTGCGCGGGTCTGCCGCAGGGTTCGGAGAGTTCGCCCGTGGTGATGCTGCCTACACCGAGCGCACCGTTTACCGCCATCAGGAGTACGCCATCGGCTCAGGGAACTACACCACCAACATCAACAGCCCAGTGCCAGCCCGTGGCCGTGGCCTGAGCGAACGCATCGGCCATCAGATTCTGCTCAAGACCAGCAAACCGCTGGCCGAGATCACCTGCACTCACCCCTATTGGCGCACTGCCCCTAGCCAGTACGCCTGGCTCAGCCGCAGCTCACCGTTTCAGCAGAACGCCCAGCACGAATCCACGCTGATCTCGCTGTTCAATATCCCGCCAGCCGATCCGTTCAAGGGCCGCGCAGACAGCACGTGGGAGACCTACCGGGGCCCGATAATCCAGCAGGCCTGGATTCGCTGGCCCAAGGGCCTCGACGAATACGCCACGGCAAGCGGCTGGCACTTCCTGCGCGAGGGCTCCACCTACGTCGCCATCCGCGCCTGGGGCCCGTCGGAGCTGATCTCCGGCGAGTTCCCCGACATGCTCGTGCTCCGCAGCAGCGGCGCTCAGAACGTCGTGGTGATGGACGTGGCCTCGACGGCTGAGTTCGCCTCCTTCGCTGCGTTCCGCGCTGCTGTGCTGGCTGCTCCGCTGTCGGTGAATCTGGCAGGGCCGTCCGTCACCTACAGGAACGTTCGCGGCCGAACCATCACCGCCACCTGGGGGCCATTCAACCCGGCCAGCCAGATCATCGAATCGTTCCCGCGTCTGGCGGTGAACGGCCAGGCCCAGTCCGGCCGTTCCGCTGCTGTCATCCAGTCGGGCCCCATCAGCCTTGCCGGCCGCGTGCTCAAGGTGAAGACTCCCGCTGGCAGCCTGTCGGTGGACTGGCGCGGCAGCCTGCCGGTGTTCTCCTGATGTTTTCCATCCTGTTCATTGTCGCCTGTTGGATCCTCATCCCATGGCTGGCGACATCCACCACGATCCCCCTGCCGCTGCTCCTGCTGCTGATCCTGCCGGTGCTGGTGCTGTTGGTTGACCGGATCCAGCCATAGCCTGTTCCCATGACTTCCTGGACCCGCCTACATACCCGGATGTGGGAGGCAACCTCCCGCCGACTCGGCCGCGTGCCTGTGGTGGCCGGCGCCGTAAGCACAACCGGAATCTTTGATGAGAAGTCCGAGCTCGTGCTCGATGAGCAGGTGGTGAGCGTGGAGAACGCTCTGACCGTCCGCACCAGCGAGCTAGGCCACCTGCGCTACGGAGCCAGTATCACCGTCAATGGCGTGGCTTACCGGGTACGCCACGAGCCGATGCGGATGGCCGATGGCCTGCTCTGCGTGATCTCACTGGAGAAAGCATGACCACCAAACGGGAGCAGATCTTGGCCGCTGTCGCCACCGCCCTGGCATCAACCAGCGGCGCCACGGGCAGGGTGTACCGCTCCAGGCAGGAACCCCTCAGCCGCAACGAATCGCCAGCGGTGGTGATCCAGCCAGGCCCGGAGCCGAAGTCTCCCGAGCCGGTCAGCACCTGCAAGATCGACCACACCCTCACCCTGGTGGTGGCCGTCTACGCCCGGGGCGCAATCCCCGACCAGGTGGCCGATCCGGTGGTGAAGTCCGTTCACAGCCTGCTGATGGCAGACCGCACCCTGGGCGGGCGGGTGATGGACATCTGGCCCCTGGCTCGCGATCCGCAATTCTCTGAGGCCGACTTGGCCGCTGTGTGGGAAGTACTCACCTACCAGGTCCGCTACCGCACCAGCGTCACCGACCTGGGCACTTAGGCGAGCTCCATAGGCTGAGGATGCGGAATCTCAGCCCTGGGTATGCCCCGAACCAAACCTGAGCCAGATCCCCGGCCCACCGATGGCGGCAGCTACCTGCTGTGCCCGGATACCGGCAAGTGGATCGACCAGGAAGCGCCGGCACCCGTGGCACCCGCTCCCATTGCCCCCATCGACGCCCTGAGCGATGACCCTGCTGACTCGTAAGCGGCTGCTCATGGCGGCCGTTGAATCCACCTATGGCACTGCCGCCACCTTCGCCGGCACCGATGCCCTGCTGGTGAGCAACCTCGATATCACCCCGCTGGACGTGTCCCTGCTCGACCGCGAGCTGGTGCTGCCGTTCTTCGGCAACCGCGAGAGGGTGGTCAGCCAGCGGATGGGCTCGGTGACCTTCGACGTTGAGATCGCCGGATCCGGCACTGCCGGTACCGCACCCCGCTGGGGCCGCTGCCTGAGGGCCTGCGGGTTTGGCGAGACGGTGGTAGGAGCCAGCCCCGGCCCGGCCAGTGTCACCTACGCTCCGGCCAGCAGCAGCATCGTCGGACTGTCGCTCGACTTCAACGCCGACGGCAACCGCCACCTGCTCACCGGCTGCCGCGGCACCGCCACCCTGAACCTGGCGGTGGGCGAGATCCCTCGAATCAGCTTTGAGTTCATGGGGATCTACAACGCCGTGACCGCTGCAGCAGCGACGGCGCCCACCTTCGCCAACCAGGCCGCTCCGGTGGTGGTGAACTCCACCAACACCACCGGAGTGACGGCGTTCAGCTTCAGCGCCTGCATGGAGAGTTTCTCCCTGGCGCTGAACAACGAGACCCCATTCCGGCAGCTGGCCGGCTGCAGCCAGAGCATCCCGATCGTCGATCGGGCCCCCAGCGGTGAGCTGGTGATCGAGTCCCCGATTGTTGGCAGCAGCTCCGGCCAAAAGGATTTCTTCGCCGCAGTGTCGGCGCAGACCCTTGGCGCGATCGGCTGGCAGCACGGCCAGACCGCTGGGAACATTGTCACCTTCAACGCCCCCACCTGCAATCTGGACGGCCCCAGCTATGCCGATTCCGATGGCGTGATGATGCTCAACCTGCCATTCATGCCGGTGCCCACCAGCGCAGGCAACGACGAGTTCACCCTGGTGCTCACCTGATCCAGGGCACTGTTCACCACTCACAGCTAACCCATGGCATTCGTTCTCAAGCAGTCGGCCAGCTACACCTGGCCGGTGCCCCTGCTCATCCCGGTCGATGGCGGCCGGCGGGAGAAACATTCCTTCGATGCTGAGTTCAAGCGGCTGCCGCAGAGCCGGATCAACGAGATCATCAAGCTGGCTCGGGCCCTTGAGCTCGGCCGCGCCGATGAGGAATCACTGGACGACAAGACCGCCGCGAAGGAGATCCTGATCGGCTGGGCCGGCATCACCGACGACAGCGGCAAGGATGTGCCATTCAGTGAGGCTGCACTGGATCAGCTGCTGGAGATCCCCACCATCGCAGGCCAGATCATCCGCGCCTGGTTCAACTCCATGGAGGTGGCCAAGAAGGGAAACTGACGGGCGCTGTCGATCACTGGTGGCACGGTGATGGCGGCGCCAATGATGACCTGCTGGCAGACCTGAAGGCCTACGGAGCTGATGCCAGTTGCCTGCCGGAGAGTGTCCTACAGCCCAAGACATTTGAGGTGTGGCCTGAGCATGAAGACGCTGTGATGCTGTTCCTGCAGTGCCAGACCCAGTGGCGTGTTGGCGGCTCCGGCGTGGTGGGCCTCGACTATGGCGTCGTTCTACAGATGATGGATCTTTACGCTGTGGGTAACCGGCGCCAGGCTCTGGAGGATCTGCAGATCATGGAGAGCCGCGCCAAGGAACTGATCAACAAGGCGGCTGAGCCGAAGCAGCCGAAGAAGGGAGGGAAGCGGTAATGGCGATGAACATGGAAGCGGTCCTGAGGATCGCGGCGAAGACGGTAGGACTGGAAGAGATCACCAAGCTGGAGAAGGCGATCGGTGGGGCGGAGAAGGCGGCCAGCAGCGCCAAAACATCCTTCGCCGCAGTTGTGAACTCAGCCACCTGGCAGGCCGCCGCAGCTGGCGCCGCAGGCATCGGCGTTGCGCTGGGCACCAGCGTTCGGGCTGCGATTGATTTTGAGAGCGCCATGGCCGACGTGCGCAAGGTGGTGCCCGGCCTGGAGTCAGCCGAGGGCCTGAAGGAAATGAAGCAGGAGATCATCGGCCTGAGCAAAGAGCTGCCGGTGAGCGCCGAGGGGTTGGCCGCGATCATGGCCGCAGCCGGTCAGTCAGGCATCCCCCGTGAGGAGCTGGCGGAGTTCACCAGGCAGGCGGCACAGATGGGAGTGGCCTTTGACATCACGGCAGATGAGGCCGGCACGGCAATGGCCAAACTGCGCACCAGCCTGGGGCTGAGCCAGCCGGAGGTGGTGGACCTGGCCGACGCCATGAACTTCCTCAGCAACAACATGGCCAGCTCGGCCGCTGAGGTGAGCAACTTCATGCTGCGGGCTGGCGCGGTGGGCAAGCAAGTGGCGATGACCACCGAGCAGACCGCCGCACTGGGCTCCGCAATGATCGCGGCCGGTGCTGAACCTGAAGTGGCAGCCACCAGCTTCCGCAACCTAATCAAGGCGCTCACCAAGGGCGAATCCGCCACGGCGAAACAGGCGGCAGCGTTCAAGACGCTGGGCCTGGATGTGAACCAAGTGGCCAAAGACATGCAGACCGATGCAGTCGGAACGATCCGCGATGTGTTCCAGCGCATTTCGCAGATGCCCGCTGAAATGCGGGTGTCCACAATCAGCGAGGTGTTCGGTGATGAGGCGCGAGCGATAACACCCCTGATCACCAACATGCAGCTGTTTGATCAGGCAATCGGACTGGTTGGCGACAAGAGCCAATACGCCGGATCGATGCTGGCCGAGTTTGAGGCAAGGGCTGGCACATCGGCCAACAATTTCCAGCTGCTGCAGAACAACATCAAGGCGCTCCAGATCGCCATTGGCGAGGGCCTTCTGCCTGCTCTGAATCTGATGCTCGGCACCTTGGCGCCAGTGCTGTCCGTCGTGGCGGATCTCGCCGGGCGGTTCCCGCTGCTAACTGCCGTAGTGGTGACCCTGACTGCGGCGCTGGCCGGGCTGGTGATCTTGGCGCCAGCGATCGTGTCGCTCATCACTCTGCTGGGCAGCCTCAAGGCAATGCTCGCGATCTCATCCCTAGCGGTGGGCTGGGCCGGCCTGCAGACCGTGGTGATCGTTGCGGTAGCCGCAATGAAAGGCGCCCTGCTGGGATTCATCGGCTGGGTCGGCAGCGTGTTCATTCCTGGCTTGCTGGCCTTCTTGGGCCCTGTTGGCTGGACCGTGCTGGCCATCGCCGCCGTGGTGGCCATGGCAATCGCGTTCCGCAAACCGATCATGGAGTTCCTCGGCTGGCTCGCCGGCAAGCTGGCGGAGGGCGCCAAGACCATCGGCGCATGGGCACTGCAGATCCCACAGTTCATGGTCAGCGCTTGGACCGCAGCGCGGGACGCCATCCGTTCGTTCTTCGCATGGTTCGCAGGTGCCTTGGTTGACGGCATCAAGGTGCTCTGGGATCTGGGCGAGCCGATCCGTGAGTTCTGGGTCGGTGCATGGGATGCAGTGAAAGAGGTGGTAACCGGATTCTTCGCCTGGCTGGGGCCCGCCATTGGCCAGGGTCTACAGGCGCTGTGGCAGTGGGGTGAGCCCATCCGTGAATTCTGGGCTGGCGTCTGGGATGGATTGAGGGGTGCGGTGACTGCCTACTTCGGCTTCGTGCGCACCGCCTTTGATGTAGGCCTCAAGGTCGCCTGGGCTGTGGTTGACACCTTGCTGATCCGGCCATGGATGGCGCTGTGGGAAATCCTAATTCGGCGGCCGGCGTCGGCAGCGGTTGACTGGCTGCGCTCCAACGTGTTCCAGCCGCTGACCCAGTCGTTCGGCGAGCTGGTGGTGAAACCGATTCAAGCCGG